GCTGCTGATGATGATGATGATGATGAAAATTCCGCCTCCGCACCGGAATCATCTTCTCAAAACGGGCCTGGGTGGAAACATGGCAAGAAAAACTTCGGGGCATAGTCCCATAACAAGTGTCAAGGGAAAACCCTTGATTTTAGTCCAATAACCAATAAAAGTTATCCACAGGTTGTCCACAATTTTGGGAATATTCCTCAAGTGGGTTGCCTTGGGGGCTGGTTATGGTATAATGTACCTGTGGGAGAAAGTCTCCCCAATCCTCTTGAGTCCTAACGGAAACCGAACATGGACAATATCGTCAACTACTACCCGATCAACAATCATCTCGAAGTCTGCGTCTGCGACGACGATGGTACGCGAGTGTTCATGATCGTCAACACCGATTGGCCAATCGAGGAGGAGATCAGCGAGCACGCTGCTCGTGCCATGTGCATGACTCCGGACAGTACTATCAACCCGGACAACTGGGAAGACTTCTGCACTGCTCGCGGTGTCTTCGTGGAGGACAACTGATATGAACGACCGACACAACCACCAGACCACTGCCGATGCCGTCGATCTGCGTCACTACATCAAGACGATCAACGCCGATGCCAAGGGTGGTTTCCTCCTCATCGATGATCTCGATCACTGGGCGGGATACGGGATCTACACCAAGGCGGACCTCGGCGACTATCTCTCCGATCTGCTGGTGATGCAGCAGCCGTACAATTCGTGCGACTCCAACGATGATGATTACATCTACGATCCGCCCGAACCGACTTGGGACGCTGTGTCCCGCCACGACTCAAACGAAGGATGGTGAACACCATGACCGATACCGTACTACACCGAATTTCCGTCACTGGCGTCATGGATCTCCTGATCACCAGCAACGGGTGCATCGACATCTTGGGCGGAGTGGACATTCAGTTCATGCTCAGCGTTCGAACGGGCGCCGGCGAAACGGTCGATTCCCCGATCTCGATGGAAGCGGCGAAAGAGATCTTTATGACGAATTGTGCTAGAGAACGAGAACACTGGACCGTAGAAAACCAGTGGCACGAATGTTATAGGGATGCTGCATGTGCTGCCCGCGACCATCGTGAAAGAATTTCAAATAACAAGTCGGCCGACCAGGCATGGCGTGCGACTTACGACCTTTGAGGAACCAACAAATGCCACAGTACTATAACCCAGATGATTATGCCGCAGATACTCTTGATGCTGATCCCCGATCGGAACAGGATTTAGCATACTGGATCGTTGATGACGATGGCGTCGGTCGATGGAGCGATGATTGGGACGGTGAACTTTCCGACGAAGAATACCGTAAACTCCCGATCGAGGAACAGTCTATGGATGCGTTCGCTCCTGGCGTGGTAGATGGTTATGAACTGGAACTCGATGACTGCCCCTTTTGAGGAAATGAAAATGATTGATACCAGCATGACGTACAAATTCAACGGCGTTGAAGCAGACGACAAGGCGCCCGATGGACCGAACCGGGGCGCTCGATACGCCACCGACTGGACAGTGGGCGAGGAGCGGTTCCGAGTCTCCTCGATCGAGAACCACTACACCACCGAAACGATGATTTTCCCCATCAAGGAGAACGGCGAGGTGGACTACGGCGAAGTCTGGGTCGATCGGGAGTACCGCACGAACGCCAGCCAGCACGCGAAATTTCTTCAGGAATTTCTTGAGAATCGCGGTCCCAACGGTTGACACCGTACCATTTTCCCCCGTTCAAGGATTGATCCGATGATAGACTCACTTCTCGCCGATATGGCAAAGGATGCTCTCATGGCCGAAATCGTTCCGTTTCTTATTGTTGGTGCCATGTTTGGTACAATATATTTCTTGAACCACTGGTTCGCCCAGATCAACAAGGTATTGGATAGAAAGAAGAAGTGATGCAGAGAAAGCAGAAGGATGGATGGCGTGGTGATAAGGCTCGACCCAACAACAGAGCCAAGACTTGGTCGTCGAAAGATCGTGATCCCAAGAGGGATCGTCGAAACTGGAGGAAGGACGCTCCTTCCTCCTCCGAAATCGTCTGGATTGGATGAACATGAAGACTTCTCTCTCGCTTCTCGCCGTTGGTATTCTTTGTTCGACTCTCGCTAATGCGGAGGTTCCTCGCCGACTCATGGATGCAATTCGCATCGTCGAGTCGGGTAATGATGACTCTGCGGTGGGTGACAATGGAAACGCCATCGGTCCGTATCAGATTTGGCGTTCCTATTGGAAGGATGCAGTACAATTCGATAAGAGCATTGGTGGGAAGTACGAAGACTGTTTCAACCGTGAGTATTCCGAGAAGATCGTGAATGCCTATATGGATCGATACGCGATTGAGCGACGACTGGGACGTACGGTTACGATGGAGGATATCGCTCGCATTCACAACGGCGGACCGAACGGTTATCGCAAGAAGGCTACACAGTCCTATTGGGAAAAGGTTCTCAATAATCTGAAAATCGATTGAACTAAAACAAAATGATCCCCGTAGAGAGAGACGCGAAAGCGTCTCTTTTTACTTGACAGATTTTAAAATGGTGTTATAATTTCTGTGTCAACAGTATCCATAACCCTAAATAAAAAGGAGTAGTGAGTTATGAACAGAGAAACAATGGTAGATCAACTTCACCGAGGCGTATGTACGGTGGTCTTTGAAAAGAAGGATGGTTCGATGCGAGAGATGCATTGCACACTTCATCCCGATCGTCTTCCCGAACGTCAGCAACTGACGGAAGTTTCTCCTACCCCAGAGAATCCTGATACTGTCCGTGTCTTCGATACTGATCTCCAAGAGTGGCGATCGTTCCGTGTAGACTCGGTCAATAAGTTTTCCACACCACAACTTCTAATTTAAGGAGGCCCATTATGGCTGGTAAATTTGTAGGTGTAGACTGGTACGATGGTGACTATGGCGTATTCGAAAAGCATGGGGATAAGTATATCCCTGTCAAATTCTCGAAAGAGATTTATGACTGCATTCAATATGTTTGTTGTAGATACGATCACTTAGATACGATTGAAATACCAGAAACAATATCAGAGATTGCCGCCATGGTAGCCCGTGAATCTATCTTAGAGAATGTTTCGTAAACATATCCATACAGTCTTTATAGTATGATAAAGTGATGACTGTGATTCAAGGAGATCACAGATGGCTAAGAAAAAAGATTCGTTTAGTTATCCCGAAGACAGAGATCGTTGGCTAGAAGATCTTATTGAGATCGGCGAAGCCGCGGTCATTGCTTACGAGAAGTATCTTCTGGATGAAATAGGATACAAAGATCTTGCGAAGGTTATGTTACTCATGAGAGAGAATCTTCCCATGACGAAGGAAACACCAAGATCGTATAAAGCAAGGCCGAAAGCACGGCGAAAGGAAAAGCGTGATGAGTGATTTTAATGGTTACCGACTTCACATTGATATTCCAGTTGGACATGACAAGGACCGAGCGGTAGAACAGGCGGAAGAAATTATGTCTTCCTTCACTTCCGAGGGAGGGTGGCCTATCATTGACAAAGCCGGTCTCTTGCAGGTGAACTACCGTCTCGGTAATGATCTTGATCGGCAGAAGTCAAACTATCTTCGTGTGAATGAGAATGGTCATGTCATGAATAAGAAGTGTAGTATTGTCTTGAGTAAAGAAGATCCGAATCAAACTGAGTTCGATTTTGCGTCTTCTGATGAGTGTTGAATGAGATTTGTCCCGTAGTGTAATGGTAGCACTTTTGTTTTTGGTACAAACAGTCCTAGTTCGAGTCTAGGCGGGACAGTTATATATAATGATGGTTTCTATACTGTAGGAGATTGTCATGCGTAGAGATTTGAAGCCCTCACTTCGTCAGGATACCAGTCGGAAGAAAACTCGTCCCACGGATATCGTCAAAGAAATCGTTATCGATGTAGGTGACGATACTGTTCTTCACTATGAGGGCAGTCCATTGATGAACGGAAATTTAGTTGCTGATCCCGAAAGTGAAAGTTTACACAGCGGGATCGGGACAAATTCGTATGACAATCTACCGTGGCTGGCAATTGGTTTGGCAACAGACAATGTTGAGGATGCAAACAACGACGTTGTTACGGTGCCAAATACCGAACCCGACCACGTTGACCCGGGATCCCCTCTAGACGGATCGGGTGGTATTCACCAGCCGCCTTCCGACATTGATGGTATGGATTCTGCTGGATCATCTTCGAAGTTTCCTACTCGAACTGCAATTCTTTTAGATCTCGCGGGCATCCCAAACAATGCCATCATCGAATCTGCGGAACTCGAACTGACTGCATTCCCCAACAACCCACCAGATCCTGGCAACGATGTATTTGGTTCTGAGGATGGAGTTTCTACTTCTGTTTGGCCAAGCGGCGGCGTAGAAGTAGAAGTAATGAATCTCATTGAAGATGTTGATCCGTCTTGCACATGGAACACGAAGAACAATGTAACAGAAGATTCTCCCTCTGGTAACGCAACATTCCCCGCGTCGGATCAACGCTGGTGGAGACAACCAGAGGGAGTGGTGCCACCCAACGCTATTGGTATCGCACAGAACACAAGAAGATCAGACACAGGTGAACCGCTCGAACCAATTGAAGATCAATTGGTGGATACAGGCACAGACGGTGGTCAGGATTTTGGTCAAGAATACTATGGTCACATAGGATACGGAATTAGCGGCGGTGGTTGTGTAGTAAACACCAATGACGCAAACTCATATCCATCTTTCAATATCAGTTTTGATGATTGGGGTGGCTCAGGGACTGGACTGTTTGATGTTGATGTTACGAATCTGGTTCAATACTCTCTTGATAACCAAAACAAGAAGTGTAACTTACTTCTTCGTGCCAAGAACTGGACAGAGAATGATGCCGCAGCCAATCCCGACGCACAAAGAACATATCCCGAGAATGTAGCAACGATTGAAGAACTAGAATTTGATCGTGCTTATATTACCAGTCCGTTGGCTTCCAGTGGTGAACTTGATGACTTAGATTCGGACGGTGTTTCCGATGAACCAATCGAAAACGACCAAATCTTGCACGCAGTTCCAGTCGGTCTTGCCAATGAGGATAGTGTAACCTATACATGGCAAATTGAAGTTCCAGTAGTTTATGAATCACTAAACAATCTCACCTTCAATTTTCCCGCCAGTGCAGTCGAGGGAAATACGGTAGAAGTTACCAATGTAACTTATCTTGGTGGTGACGGTACAGAGACCACTTCTTATGAGTGGTTCTTGGATGGTACACAGGACTCTACCCAAACGAGTTCCTCTTATACAATTCCTGATGCAACTGGTGGATCTGTTGTAGCGGTTAAAGTAACAGTTTCTAATACGACCGAAGGTGACAGTATTGATGGTACTGAAAACTGTGACATTGCCGCCGATTCGTCCGGAAGTTTCAATCTAACGAAAATTCCTGATACCCCTTCTATTCTTGAAGGTACTGATGTCAGCGTTCAAATGGATACTATCAGTGGTGTTGGTCAACCAAGTTTTGGAGTTGAATGGAAGAAGGACTTTACTGTATTGAAGACTGAATCAGTAACACCAAATCCTTCTGGTGTTGCAATATCGACTATTACCGCTCCTCTTGTTAGTGGTGGAGCGCCTCTTCTCAAATATTCGGTGCAGATGTTCGATGGTGCGGTTGCGATAGGCGCGGCTGTAACTGGACAGTGGGGGATCAGTGACACACCGGCGGTGCCACGACCTGCAATATTGAACGGCAGTTACAAACTAGATAATGTTTCCGTTTGTCCGAACTACCGAAGTTCCGATTCTAGCCACCCAACCTACAACGAAGAGGCAGATAATGACACCAGTGACGGTGGTAGTCGTCAAATCACTCTCGATTGGTATGAAGAACCCATTTTGGCTGGTTGTGATCTGACTATCCTTGATGAACCTTCATTGTCTCAGACTCACGATGGAACCGTTTACGACTTCGGTGTTCCGTTCGGTTACTGGAGAACTGACGGAAACGTTCAGAAGTTGACAGATACTACAACAGATCCATCGGGTCTGACAAAATACGATGACATCGGAGACGGCTTCATCATTAGTTTACTTTCGGGCGGTGACGGGAATCCTGTAAAATTAAGAAGTAGTATTACCAATTCCGCCAATCTTGGTAATGGTTTTGGTTTATCTCAGATAGTGCATATGATCACAAGAAATGGTGCGAATGGTAGATCGGTCGAACCCACTGGTGGACAGACAGAACGTTGGGGTGATTGTGCTGTTTGGTTGCCTGGATTCTCAAATGTTGACGATAACGGATGGATTATCATGACACCGGTGTCAAAGGTGGCAAAGTTCTACAATGGATCCCCGCCCGACCCGCATGACAATAAAAAATACCGAACTCACGATCGAGAAGAGGTAGATGATGAGACTACGGTCGGGTGGAAAATAAAAATAGGACCAAGTAATGCGACCGATGCTAGAGAGTTTTGGCAAAGTATGACGCCGATGGAGTCTTTAGACAGAACCGATTTTGGTAATTTCACGGACGCGGGACCGATAAATTCTAACGACGAGAACAGTAAAAATATTCACATCAATTTTTATACTAGGGATATTCCCGAGACCGTTGATGCCTCCTCTACGGGAAATGATTGGGCTAGTGTAATTGCTACCGCTGTTCCCTCGACGGGTGGTGGTCCGAGTTCGGATGTGATTCCTCTGATTACTGCATTCGTGGAGAACTCTAAGCATGCTTTGACATTCATACCAAATGGTACTCCCGCTAGCGGAAGTGGGAACGAACTTCTCCAACAGGCTCTCAGTAATCTTACGGTGACAAGCCTTCATGGATCGTTAGCACTTGGTGATAAAAATAATGATGAGGCTTTTGCTCTTATCTTTGGAAAATATATTGTGCTGAGAGTAGAACCCACCGCCAACGTGGACACCGACGATGATGGTGTGATTGATATCGTGCAGGGTGATACTTTAAGTTACTATACTCACTACATGGGTCTTGACACATATGACAATTCGAACAATACAGGACCAGAATTTGCATGGTTCAGTTACAAAAAGTTAGATGGATCTAATTGGTCATTGATTGGGTATAGGACGGGAAATCAAATAACGAATCCATCGGGTTCTGGAGATGCCATTTACCTAGAACACATGTATTTCAATGCAGGCACGGGTCTAGGTGGTCCAGGCGAGGAGTATGTGCAGCCAGATGTTCAACATGTTTTATATGTGTTTGATACAAGAGCAGAATTCGAAACCGCCATTCCCTCTAACCAAAGAGACATAAACGCCTGGGACGCGACAAATGGTGTAGAATTTCCATAAACTACTTGACAAGCACGATCTGTATACTATAATTCATATGTGAGGGTTGGAAGCGGATGGCATCAGCAGTAACGCTTATAACGTTATTTTCGGGAGTTCGAGTCTCCCCCAACTCATTGGAGATTTTTTATCATGGAACGAGAACCAACAATCTATGTTGCGGGACCCATGCGTGGGTTCGAGAACTACAACTATCCTGCCTTTGACCGTTGCGCCCGTGTGCTTCTGGAGCAGGGATGGCATGTAATCAATCCAGCAGAACTTGATCGTGAGCAGGGCAAACCTACTTCGCCCTCTTACGACTTTGATCCAGACAACTGTTACGAGGACCATGAGTTTATGCGTGCCGCTTTGAAGCGAGACATGGATTCTATCTGTGATCAGTGTACGGCAATCTATATGATGTCTGGTTGGGAGAAGAGTAGAGGCGCAAACGCCGAACTTGCCCTGGCCCGAGCATTGGGTATCAAAGTTTACTATGAGGCACCACTCCCGAAATGAATATCTTTGCATTACATACGTCACCGTACCAAGCAGCCAGAGAGATGTGCGACAAGCATGTTGTCAAGATGCCTGTTGAGACGGCACAAATGCTTTCCACTATTCACCGTATGCTCGATGGAGATCCTTATGTCGGTTACGCTAAGAATGGTCGCCGCCTTCAGCGGTGGCGACACCACACTGATGCCCCTAGTGGTGATGTGCTATATCGTGCTACTATGATGAATCATCCCTGCACCATTTGGGCAAGGGAGACACTAGGTAACTATCGCTGGCTAGCGACTCATGGTATCGCTCTCTGTGACGAGTACACACGACGCTACGGACGCACACATGGATCCAGAGAGGTTCTAGAGTACTGCAAGGAAACGGAACCAGAGAACCTTCGTGTGGATCACAGACAGACTCCGTTCCCGCAAGCGATGCCCGATCACTGCAAGGTAATGGGCAATGCGGTTGCTGCCTACAAGAAGTATTATGTGGCAGAGAAGAGACGATTTGCCACATGGAAGCAACCAGCAGAAATGCCTAAGTGGTTTGATCAGGCTTGTTTTCAAGAAGACTGCCTAAAAAGAGTTGACAAGATTCTTGAGAAAACCATTCAAGACAGTTGACAAACTAGACGATGATGATATAATAGAGACTCACCAACGGAGACAGTGATGATCTGGAAACCTAAACACAATTGACTATGTTTGATTTAGCCTTTACTATAATAATGTATATTACACTATAGGCGCCGCTGGTACTAATCCCAGCCTGAGATCGATCGACTTTCTCAGAACAGCAAACAGGCATCCAAGTTTAGGGATCTTAGGTCAAACCCTGGCGTTACGCGGACTCGCCACCCGCACACTGGCTCTGTAACTCAATTGGTAGAGTAGCGGCCTTTTAAGCCGAACGTTCTGGGTTCGAGTCCCAGCGGAGCCATTATGGAGAACACTCAAATGAAGGAATCTGAACTCGTGAATTTCCCCGTGAACATGCAACTGCCACAAGAACATCTCGATATTCTTATTGATGCGGCGACCGAGAATAACATCTCGGCAGAACAGTACGCGAAGCAAATCGTGATGAACTTTATTGCGAAAAACTACCCCAAAGGGTTGACAAACCGTTCAACCACTGTATAATATACAAAGTCGAGTCAAGGAACACGGATGCGATTCCAAGACTCTTAACCTTAAACAAGCATCCACAACTGGAGCATTGTGTTATGAACAACACTCTCACCAAGAAGCGCCGTGTCATCAACTACCTCGCCAGCGGCAAGGGACTCACCCCGAACGAAGCCAAGAGCCGCTTCGGTGTCGGTAACCTCCGAGCCACCATCAGCGACATTCGTTCGCAGGTTGAGGCGTTCGGTAACTGGGAAATCACCAGCCAGTCCACCGCTACGGGCATGACCCGTTACTTCATGGAGGATACCCATCCTGGCAGTCGAACCTACGGTTACGACGCCGAAGGTAACCGCTACTCTCTCTGATATTCAGAACGAGTAGTACGGGAGCCAGATGTCGGAGGGGCATCTGGCTCCCTCTTTATGCGGGTGTAACTCAATGGTAGAGTGTTAGATTTCCAATCTAAATGTTGACGGTTCGAGTCCGTTCACCCGCTTTATGAAAAGTGATTTCATTATTGATCCGATCGGCAAGAAAGATGCGGAGGGCTTGCTCCTTCAGTATCACTATCTCAAGGATCACTCTAAAGGTTTCAAGTCTGGATACAATTATGGACTATTCAAAGACGAACCAATCTCATCAGAAGGAAGTCTTGGGGTATGTATTTTCACGGGACTACCAGTTCCCGAATTGGCCCAGTCAGCCTTCGGATTACAACGTGATCAACAGGACGGGCTTTTTGAACTTAGCAGGTTGTGTCTGCACCCATCCATCCAACGAAGTGAAAAAAATATGGCGACATGGTTCGTTTCGAGATGTCTGCGAAGGTTGCGACAGACAACTATGGTTAGAGCGGTCCTGAGTTACGCAGACGCCGACTATCACCAAGGAACCGTTTATAGAGCAGCAAATTTTGATTACTATGGAATGACGGCCCCGAAGAAAGACTTCTGGATCAAACAGGAAGACGGATCATTCGTCAAGCATAGTAGAGGTAAGATGAGCGGACTCGATGGAGAGTGGCGCGATAGAAGCAGGAAGCATCGCTTCCTCATGGTTTATGATAAGACTTTGAATGTTCTTTGGAACAAGGAGTAGAACATGGTTAAGGTATTCGAAAAGATTCTTTACATTTTGGCGTTCATTTCAATTCTTCTTTCGATCTGGGTTTACCAGACGGATGCGACTCTTGGAACCTTCATCGGTCTTTGGGTTCCTACTCTTCTGCTGATTGGACCCAGTTGTCCTTGGAGGAAGAACTGATGATTCGCAACAACGAAATTAGCACACTCGGATTTCTTACGGCTGGTGGGGCTTTCTATGCACAGCAGACCGATCAGACTAATCTTTTGGTTGGTATGATTATTGCTACTGGAATTATTCTTGTGTATCGTTTCCGAAAAGAAGCCATCGAGGCACAAAATAATCTTGAAGAGCGTGACCGTGATGCCCAACGCAACGAACTCTGGGATGAGATCAGTAAGGTCGAGACTGAAGTTCATGATGAAATTTCTAAGATTAAGAGTTGACAAACTCACCACAACGAGTATAATATTCGTATGACAAGTGAATAAGGAATAATGTGAGGGAGACTAATTACCTCCCTTACGGGACTCGCATAATAATCTCCCACGAATGGGGATAGTGCAACCTCCAAATGGTTTAGCGACCTGTCCGTATGATGCAGAAATGCTTGTATGAGATGATCCTTAGCGGGATGGGTGGAGGAGTTGAAGCAGGTTACTACCGACATTGTACGTTCGTGCTGCTTCTTTCAGGTATACAATAACCCTGAGTCCCATTAAATCAACACCGCCGGCGGGCGACCACGGTTTCGGCTGCTTGGAACTCGCCGGCGGTTTTCTCTTAAGGAGATTAAATATGGGTGGACAACACGGTGCGGGTAAAGGTGATAAATATAGGAAAGTAGATCGGGAAGCGTATTCCAAGAACTACGAAGCAATTTTCGGAAAGAAAAAAGGAAAGAAAACCAATGGTAAAGATTCTACGACTGACAAGCGGCGAAGAGATTCTCGCAACGGTGACTGAAGAGGAAACCGAATTCAAGATTGAAAAGCCCTGTCTGATTCTTCCTACGGGAAATCAGAGTATTGGACTTGCTCCGTGGCTCCCCTATGCGGATCATGATGGGCCTATTACGATCTCGAAGAACTTCATTCTCTTCAGTATCAAGCCCCACGATGAACTCATGAATGAGTATAACACGGCGTTCGGTAGCGGTCTCGTTGTTCCTCCCAAGGGAACCGTGAGCGGACCAGCACTTACTCTAACCGAGTAGACATAAGCGGGCGTGGCTCAGTTGGATAGAGCAGCGGACTTCTAATCCGCAGGTCGCAGGTTCGAGTCCTGCCGCCCGTGTTCCTTCGGAGGGCAGTGTTTCCACGGTAGCACAATTGGTAGTGCGACACGCTGTTAACGTGTAGGTTGCTGGTTCGAGTCCAGCCCGTGGAGTTTTTTGTTATGAATCTTAGAACCATCAACAAAGTGAAAGATGTTGCTCTTCCCGTGTCTCTGGAGATCCCGAGGCCGAAGAAGCATGTTTCGATTATCGTTCGGAAGAACGAGATCGTGTCGGTTGGCACGAACCACTTTCGCACGCACCCGATGGCGAAGAAGTATGGTTATAGATTCGATGAAGTGCATTCCGAATTGGATGCACTTCTTCGTTACAAAGGACCGAAAGATAATTTAGCACTTCTTAATTTTAGATACAATAGATTCGGTGACATGAGAATGAGTAAACCTTGTAGATTTTGTTTACCTTGGTCTATTGCACTCTTCGACAGAATATACTATACTACCAATTCAGGTATTGAACTTCTCTGAAAGGAAACACAATGGCTAAATCATCCCAACAATCTAAGCACGTTAACAACATGATGAAGGCGGGATCACCTCGTAAGTCGAAGGTGACTAAGGGTAATGCTCCAGCGAAGACTTCTCGTAGCGGTAACGGTAAGAAGATTCGTTGAATAAGTTGCGGTCGTGGCGGAATTGGCATACGCATCGGACTTAAAATCCGACGAGGGTAAAACCTCTTGTGGGTTCGAGTCCCACCGACCGTATTTTCCTAAATAGTAGGGGAGAACACTACTATGAATAGCAGAAGCACAAACAAAGACAAAAAGTATTCCACGGAAGCAAACCATTACTGGCCAACTCGCGTCAGAGTTGACGGAGTTGCAAGATGGATTCTTCTTACCGACGCCGAAGTAAATAGGGCTGCTACCAGAGCAGAAAAAAACCCAGAAGACATGCCAGGACTTTGGTCTAGAATCAGAATCGTCTTAGGACTATAGGAGAATCACATGCCAGCAGCACGACACGATTTAAATATAGATCGTGGAGCAACTTTCAAGTTGTTTCTTGAATATCAAACAGCAGCAACCACGGGTATCAACCTGAGTGGCTATACTGCTGACATGCAGGTTCGTAGATCTACCAAGACCTCCAAGATCATTCTACATCTCCAAGGCAATACTGGAGAACGCGGAGTGACAGGTGGAGGATCGACTGGTGAGTATGTGGCAGGTGCCGCGTTCGCAGGTACGGCAGGAACAGGAGGCATCTTTTTGAATGCCTCTTCGGTCGGAGTCACAGAAGGTGCTACAGGAGGCATTTTTATTCAGGCAGATTCTGCTACCATGAAGAACGTCCCAGAAGGGCAGCACCACTACGATCTCGAACTCACAGACTCCTCTGGAACCGTTACGAGGATCATCGAGGGACGCTTCCGTGTGTCTCCTGATGTCACGCGATGAGTAACCGTATCGTCGTCCATACGACTCCTCAGATCCCTCTCAGGACGCTCCTAGAGGACACGGAGGAGCGAAGGGTGGTTGTTCACTACGAGGACGACACAGACGCTCTACGGGACACTCAGGGACTCAATATACGTCAAGGAGAGAGCCTCACAAAGAGCCTAATCACAAAAGGCACTTTGATCGTGAAGATTAGGCAGAACGAGGAAACGACAATCTCTCTCCTTACCATTTGACAAGTCTAGAATCTATGATAGACTGTAGTCATGAACAAGAAGCGACATATTGATAAGTTTGATTTGGAGGCAGAACGCGAAGGTTCTGCCATTCGTGAACATCGTGGTATACCTGAAACCGCTTACGGAAAAGGCATTACCAAGCAACGAAACATGCACAAGCGTGGACAGGAAATTCTGGAAACCAGAGTTATCAAGAGAGGAAAGTGGCTCGTATGAATGACAAGACTATGAAGAAGGTTCTGCCTAAGATTGTTGAAGACTGGATCAATGCGGAGGACATCTGCTTCATCACTGGTAAGATCATCGGTAGAGACGATCAGTGTCGCTGGACGGACGAGTTCGATGCATGGGTGTCCGAGAACGGACAGAACATCGTAGAGCGTGAGGCAACGTCTGACTACCCCCACAGCGAAGAATCAGTGATCATCTATAGCGAATGGTATGCGAAAGATGAGGCTGCTGCCGCAAACGAAGAATATCGAAGGTGGCACAAATGAGAGGATTCAGCACACTAGAACTTCTAGTGGTCGTTTCACTGATTTCTCTTTTGATTTCAATGACCTTCTTCTTTCGTTGGGACGACACCAAGAAGGAACTCGAAGAGAATCAAGAGATCCAGCAAGCAACTACTCAACTGTGGCTGGTCCGTATCGAAGATCCGACTCAACCAGTCTACTGGGTTTGGGAAGACGAAGACGGCATCATGTGGATGCTCTCTCGTAGTGACAACAAGGTAAGGAAGGTGGGTCCGTGAAGATATTTTTAATCTATATTCTATTCTTGACTGTGTTTATCACAGGATTTGCACTCACTCTTTACTTTGGTTTGCCACGATCTGACAACTACGATTCTTTGATTGCTTTTTCTGGTATGATCGTTGGAAGTCTAGGTGCTGGTGTCGTTATCTTTTTCTCAGAAAGGAATAGCAATGAAAGACGAAATTCATGACTTTAATGGACCATATCAAATTCACACTCATCCAGATCGTGATATCGTTTTTGTGAAGAACGAGGGTGGTCTGGGTGGCGCATATTCATATGACAGTCCTCGTCTCCTTGATATTGTGAATATGAAACTCGCCGAACATGAAACTGAACTGATGAAGTGGAACCTTCTTTTGGATAGGATCAATAAGAATGTTTGAACAACAGTACGCAATGACTATGCTTTTGATGATGACTACAATGAATGCCTTTCTCGGTATTCTAATGGTTGCAGGATTTATTCCGATTGAATACGGAATGTCGTTTGCTTTCTTCGTAATGTGTGGTATGATCTGGAAGTGCAAGAGAGATCTCATGGGCAATGTTCGCCTCTGGGAAAACCCAAAACAGTACCGTGATCGGATGAGCAAATGATATATAAGGTGATCCCTTTAAACTAAAAGAGATACCTAAATGATCAAACGACTCCTGCTTTCTCGCCGTCGTAGACTATACCTAAAACGACTAAAACGTAACCCGCATTATCTAACTAACCTATCTGGAAGATATCAGGATTGGGGCCGACCACGGCCCCTACCCTAGAGAATATTATGATTTGCCTGGAATGTGAAAATCCAATCGCTCCCGCCCGACTCGAAGCAGTCCCCGATACCGAGTATTGTGTCAAGTGTGTAGATAAGAATTCTACGCCTATTATTGCCCGAGTTATCTACAGTCACAAGTGCGACAGTGAACTCTTTATCGCAAAGGGTAAAGAGAACGTTCGGAGACTTGACCGAGAGTGGGCAAGGGCACGATAGTCAGATACATAAGTATAGACTATCTACTTTAATAGGAGAACACTATGGAAAACTTTGATCTAACTGTATCCCAATGGCTCGGAACTGCTTTCTGGACTCTGCTAGTTTTTGTTGCAGGTGCCTGGGCAGGTCCTAAGTTTTTTGGATGGCTAGGAAAGTTCCTTCCGTGGAACAAAGACTGATCACGGAGACCCTTCTTCGTCATCTTCGATGAACAATCTGAATTGTGTACCGTCTGGAACATCGCCGTCGTAATTGATGGTGATTTTTCCGTCTACCGTACCATCACTAGAGATTGTGAAGTCTGATAGTGCGGATGCTACTAATTCTCTTCTGTGATCATCGATATGTTCTTTATCCATATCTCTGTATACAATGGGACCGTATTCCGAACTTGCGGGAAGTAGATTCGACTCTGGATTAGTGATAACTTGCTTGTCTACCATCGTGATCTGAATATTATCTCCGTCGGCGATTGTATAATCTTCGTCGGAATACATAGCAACAACGTAGTTGTCTTTATCAGTTTTAATAACGGCATGATTATTTAAGGTTATGTCATTCGCTCCATTTTTTGTCATTATCAAGTCGCCAAACGTATTTCTCCACGCATCAACAGGATCATAATTGCTACCACTCCACCGAAGTACTTCATCGGTTTCGGTGATGTCAATGAAGACGGCAGTACTTGCTATACCACCCGATGAGGGGAGTGCGTAATTGTTCACTATAAATCCATCCGTGGATGGATCGAAGTAAAGAATCTCACCAGAGTAGGCAGGGATGACTGTTTCTTTACATGAAACTTTTCCGTTGTAGTCATAGTTAAATCGTCCGACTCCTTCGCTACTCTGGTCGTTTTTATTTACAGTGAAACTGATTACGTTCGGATCGTTTAATTCGTCGATAACATAACCATCTGAACTGGGATCGATCCATTGATTAGCATTCCAAACAAAACTTGGGTCGCTTCCCTGAAAATGTACGGTCCCAGTGGATTCCCTACTTTCCACATCATTATCGATTAATATTTGGTTGTTTCCGTGACCACCATTGGCAAACACTTTCCATTGTAATGCGGCCGGTCTGTGAGGAATCGCAAGAGGGAAAGTAAAATTGAGGTCATCCATGTTACTAATTGGTATTGCCGGTCCTCTTTTTAGATTGTACTTTATGGTTCCGTCTAGTGGCGATTCACCTGTGCGTGTCTGACGGAATGTAATTTCTCTTGGGGTGAATCTGTTGATCGATCTATATGCTTTTCTCCACGGGGTTAATCTGGTGGTAACCCCTCCGTCTGTGGTCGTTGTTGTGGGTACACCGAAGTTGAAAAATCCAAAATTGGGTCCGTTAATTGTGTGTGTCCCTCCTATGGTAAATATTCGGGTATCCTGATCGAAAAGTAATTCTGGTGATGCGAGATCACCTTGACTGATTTTCGTGGTTCCATTGTTAGATAAGAGTTTGTAATTGGATCCATCTGGAGTACTGTAAATCTTATATGTGGTAGTGGGAGATCCACCACCGCCTCCACCACCTCCACCGCCTCCACCACCACCAGAAGGCACTGGAACTCTATAGCGAATCTTTAGTCTAGGTCGGCTGGTGATATTATCAATATCACTTGAATCAATTGTTTCGTCGGTAGAAGGGAATACCGAACCATCAGTGGGATTAACACGAAGACATGTGAGATTAGTTGTCGATGTGAGAATTTCGGTGATTTGGTATCGACTTACTGCGCCGTTGGTGGTATCAGTTACCATAATATAAGAACCCACGGCAGGATTTATTGGAGCGCCATTTATTTCAATGAAATTTCCTGCTCGTGATTCATCATTGTACTCGGCATTCCACTCCATAATTCCTGCATCATACTGAAAACCAGTACCGAGTAGTGAGGTGTTCTCGAATGGTGTGTCTAGTGTCATCGCATAAACGCATTTATCACCTTGATCAAATTTCTGAATATTACTTACTGTTGTTTTATGACTCGCATCAACAATGTCGCCTGTTCCGTATTGGACACGCCCGAAGTCGAACCCAGTAAAATTACTCTCTGATAAATTATCTAAATTGTCGAGGTACTGATCGTATAAAGCCTGATCTACAGGCACATTAGTTGTTGGTTTATTTAAGATCACCTGAAAATTTTGTGGTATACCCGAGACATAAAATATAGCATAGACGGGGTCACCACCAGAATATGTCACGTCTGTCCCTAAAGGCCAATTACTCGTGGTGTTCGTTTCGGTTACTTCTATCAGTCTTTTAAGAGTAATAGAACCATTGTGTAGATCCGATGAATTGTTGAGCGAATTGAAAAACATCATCGCACGAGCACGATCACTATAATTGGGGGAACCGGTGGATGAGTCGTATGGATACCACTCACCTTGATTTACATTATATGAAATATCATTTAGAGGCATATCAGAATCCTATTGCGAATACGGTGAGATTGCTTCCCGTTGTTGGTGCGTACACTGAAACTTTACGAATTTGATCTATCTCGATGAATATATCTTCTCCTGCACTTAGAGGATAAAACTTGCTAGCATCACTGATAGTTCCGCTTCCTATGAATACAACCTGATCGGCGCCTGGGTGCAGTTTGAATCTTGCACCCGACCTCAGTTGCGTGACGTTTGTGAACGGTTCGATCTTCCCGGCGACCGCGGCCACGGATTCTTGTACAAAACTCGTGGGAGTCGGAACTTCAATGTAGACTCGTTTAGCGGGGGTCGTGGTGGTTTGGGTATCACCAATCGTTTGCATAATTCCAGCACCACCAACTAACGTGTCAAGATCGTTATTGATATCAGTTGCAAGTGTATCAATCGATGATGCTAGAAGGTTGGTCTGGCTAGTTGATGCTTCGACGGAAGTTTTTAGTCCTTCGAAAGCGGCGCATATTCCCGTTAGACCTCTGTAAGTCAATTCAAGGGATCCCGTAGATCCATTGATGATATCATCCAACTGAGAAGAGGTAATAGCGACTGGTGCGTCACCAGATGAAGCACCACGCTCTGTGGTATACCCTCGAATCATAATTGGGAATGGTTCAGATGTGCCTCCCGTTCCTGTGACGAATACTCCAGTATTACCGATATCAGAACCTTTAACGGGGAGTGCTTCGGCAGATGTTGCAGCATTGCTAATCTTGATGTCGCTTGCAACATTCACCGCGAACGAGATACCGTCAGCGTTTACCATATTTACATTGATCGCATCATTTGTCATACCGATTGGTAGAATGGAGGATCCCGATGCTCCATGCAGAAGCACTGCGATGGCAGAGGCACTTGCTCCAGCCAGACCGAGTATGCCAGGAGCGGTAAGTCCGCTATGCACTCTCATTCCCGGGAATGGCTGGTCGAATGTCACACCAATGAGACCTTCATCGGGACTGACATCGCTAGTAGGACCAACACCTGCTATGTGAACTGGATCGAGAGTTGAACCATCATTTCTGCCTTGAATCTGCATCGCAGTTGCGTTGGTGACTCCTCTACCATCGATTACTGTTTTTAAGGCTTGGGTAGTTGCATCTATAACTTCTGTCTGTAGAAGAATGGGCGATCCGTCAGTCGAGAAGCCAGCGAGTGCTGTTGCAACTGGGAATGCTCCAGTAGAACCTTGAACCACTATTGAATCTTCAAGGGATCCTAGTCCACCAGTTGCACCCCATGTTCCGCCCGTAATACCTCGAATGTCAAGATCGGTTGCAGTAACCGTTCCAGATGTGGTCACGGTTCCTGTAACTGACACAGTTCCCCTGACTGGTAGAGTGACTCCAGCCGCGGTTGTTATTCCTACGGCCAGATCTGAATTGGCAGTTCCTGCGATTGTGATGGGTGCAAATGCGGAATTTGATCCTGACGTTCCCGAAACCGCTAGTGTGTTTTGTGAATTTACCCCTATCACGGATCCGACATTTACGGTTGCACTAAAGGCTGAGTCGGTTAGAGCAACTTTTAATGCATCACCAGATTTACCGAAGTAGTCAACACTACCATCAGCAGTGATAAAACAGAGAGCGGCGGTAACGGGGTATGCTCCAGTGGCACCCTGAACTATAACTGAATCAAAAGATCCTAATGTATCTCCACTGTATCCTGACGTTCCGAAAGTAAGACCTCGAATGTCAAGATCGGTTGCCGATACTGCAATATCACCAGTAACACCTACTGTTGTTCCAGCAACGATTCCAACGTCACCTGACACTGTAACATCACCAGTAACACCTACTGTTGTTCCAGCAACGATTCCCACATTACCTGATACTGTAACATCACCAGTGACACCTGTGGTTGTTCCCGCAACGATTCCGACGCTACCTGATACTGTAACATCACCAGTGACACCTACCGTTGTTCCAGCAACGACCGATACTGCAACATCACCAGTAACACCTATTGTTGTTCCAGCAACGATTCCAACGTCACCTGACACTGTAACATCACCGGTGACACCTAAAGTGACACCAGATCCCTGAAGATCAACATTTAATCTTCCAGAGGTGTTGGTAATTTGTGTGCCATTAGAGTAAAGTTGTGCAGGTAGAGGACCGTTCGTTCCTGCGGTGTTTACCGGATTAATGGTTCCGTCTGCACCCCAAACCATTTTTACATATTGGTAATTTGCGGCGGTTGAACCTGAAGTAACTAGATCGGTGGCTATTAGAGCCGATGTTGCTCCCGATACTAAAGTGACTGAGTCATTGATGGTCATTTGTTTCTCCTAGAATATTGCAATATTCTTAGTATATATAATTTGCGTGAGGATTGTATCGTGGTATAATTCTGTATGTGAAAGGAACACATCATGTTTGAAAAAGTTGAAAGACTATTAACCACAGATCTCCAAGATTCAGTAAACGCAAATGGTGGATCTTACATTGACGCGATCGTTGATCTGTGCGATAAGCACGGCGTCGAGCCTGCCATTGCTGCGAAGTATTTATCAAAACCCGTTATCGAGAAAATTCAGGCAGAAGGTGAGAGCCTAAACATGCTCCCATCCACACCAAAACTTCCGATTTAGGGTTGACATCCCAACATAATAGACTATACTACTATTCAGTGCTGGGGAGTTCCCAGCGTATTTCAAGTGCGGGGGAGAACCTCGCGGAAAGGATACTCATATGAGTTTCAGTGATTTTAAGAAGCGTTCAGAAGGCAGTCTCGACAATCTCCAGAAGGAGATGGAGGCTAGCGAAAAGAAGAAGTCATACAAGGATGATCGGCTTTGGCGTCCAGAACTTGACAAGTCTGGTAACGGCTTTGCTGTTATTCGTTTTCTCCCTGCTAGTGATGGAGAAGACATTCCGTGGGTGAAGGTTTACAACCACGGATTCAAGGGCCCTGGCGGGTGGTACATTGAGAACTCTCTTACCACTCTGGGTCAGAAGGATCCTGTTTCTGAGATGAACAGTCGTCTCTGGAACAGTGGAGTTGAGTCGGACAAGGACATCGCACGGGATCGCAAGCGACGACTCAGTTATATGTCCAACATTCTGGTGGTTAGTGATCCCGCAAATCCACAGAACGAGGGCAAGATTTTTCTCTTCAAGTTTGGAAAGAAGATTTTCGACAAGGTTCAGGAAGCAATGAATCCTGAATTCCAAGATGAAGAGAAGGTGAATCCTTTTGATTACTGGGGTGGCGCAAACTTCAAGTTGAAGGTGCGTAAGGTTTCTGGCTTCGTCAACTACGACAAGTCTGAGTTCGAGTCTCCCGCTGCATTGTACGACGGGGACGATGAGCGACTTGAGCGTCTTTGGAAGAGTCAGTACCCTCTTGCAGAGTTCTCGGATCCCAAGAACTTCAAGTCGTATGACGAACTCAAGGCCCGCCTTGATGAAGTTCTTCTGGGTGATGATCGTGGAGTTGCAACTGCGGAAGATGATACGGTAAACAATGCTACCGTGAGTCCTTCGCCTGTTACTCCTAGCACATCGACTGAGGAGGAAGATATCTCTAAGATTGATGATACCAAGGACGCTATGTCCTACTTCAATCAACTCGCTAGCGAGGATTGATATCTTAGATGTGCGAATTGAAAACGGACGCCTTTCGGGGCGTCCGTTTTTTTTATGGATTCACTTGTTGAAGAGTTTTCCATCCGAGTA